GATGGGGCCAGACTGCTATAAGGATGCTTCAAGATTTTCTGAACCTTGGTGTGAAGAAAAACAATGGGTTTTAATTGGTAGATATGCGGGAGCAAGATTCAAGCTTGGTGATGATGCGGAATGCAGAATTATTAACGATGATGAAGTGATCGCAACCATATTAGATCCTGAAGATATAATAGCCGTTTAGGAGTAACTATGACTGATAATGCAATGACTACAGAAGTTGAAAGTGCTACAGAAGAAGGCGAGTTGATAGATTTAGAGGTTCAAGAAGAGCCTACTGAAGATGTTAGTGAGCTAACTGAAGAGCAAACAGAAGAAGTAGCAGAAGAAACTGAATCAGAAGAAGTAGAAGCTAAAGAAGAACCTGAAGAGGAGCTTCAAAACTATTCTGAAAATGTTCAAAAAAGAATAAATAAACTCACAAAAAAATTAAGGGAAGCAGAAAGAGCTTCAGAGTCAGCTTATTCTTACGCTGCTGAAAAAGATAAAGAACTTAAATTATTAAGACAAAAAGCTGCAAGTTCCGATGCGAATTATTTAGAGGCAAAAACCTCTACTTTAGAAGCGCAAGAAGTACAAGCAAATGCTGCTTTAGCTGATGCTTTACAAAGTGGGGATTATGAAAAAGCAGCAAAAGCACAAAGAATAATTGCTGATATTGCGGTACAACAAAATAACGTACAGCAATCAAAACAGAGTTTACAAAATGTTGTAGAGCCAGAGCAAACCACTCCAGCTCCAATACCAAAACCTGAACCTAAAGCGGAAGCTTGGGCAGAAAATAACACTTGGTTTGGAGAGGACGAGACCATGACTTTTGCAGCATTTAAAATTAACAGAGAGCTTGTAGAAAGTGGGAAAGATCCTTCATCTGATTCTTTTTATGAAGAAATAGATAAACAGATGCGGGAAGAGTTTCCACATAAGTTTGATGTGCAAGAAACAGATGTCAAAAAACCTCAACAAAAAGTAGCTTCTGCTGTAAGGGCAGACTCTGCGCCAAGAGGAAAACGACAGATTAGGTTAAGTCCGTCTGAAGTTATTATGGCAAAAAGATTAAATGTTCCGTTAAAAGAATATGCAAAATACGTTAAAAGAGGTTAATATGACTAAAGAAAAAGAATTACAAAACAGAACTTCACGTTCTGCAGACACCCGAGCTAAGAAAGTTGCTCGCAAACCTTGGCAACCTCCATCAATGTTGGAGACACCACCCGCACCTGAAGGATATGAATACAGGTGGATTAGGGCTGAAATCGTTGGACAGGAAGATAAGAAGAATGTCACAGCTAGGTTAAGAGAAGGTTTCGACCTTGTTAGAGCCGAAGAGCTAGGAGATTTTGAAATTCCCACGCTTGACGATGGTAAGCACGCTGGTGTTGTTTCTGTTGGAGGTTTATTATTGGCTAAGATACCAAATGAGACACGTGACGAAAGGAATGCCTATTTTGAACAACGTGCCCAAACGCAGCAAGATGCGGTTGATAATGATCTCATGAAGGAATCTGACCCAAGCTCTCCGATCTTAAGACCAGAGAGAAAATCAAGCGTAACTTTTGGTGGCGGTAAAAGAGATTAATCTCTACCGCTTAAATTTATCTTTTATGATATAGGTGACATATTATGGCTAATAAAGATGCTGCTTTCGGATTGCGCCTTGTGGGTAAATTGGGTTCTGGTGTCGCTAATGGCGGAGTAACTGAATATTCAATTGCAACTGGTGCATCTGGAAATATCTTTTCAGGCGATCCTGTAAAAATGACCAATGCTGGTACTATTTTAGTAGCTGCAGCTGGTGATGAAATATTAGGAATATTTAGAGGATGTAAATTCACTAATTCTGATGGTGAAACTGTGTTTTCATCTCATTTTCCTGATGGAACAAGCTCGTCTGATATCGTAGCATTCGTTGAAGATGATCCTGACGCTGTATTTGAAGTACAATGTGCTGGTTCTTTAGCTCAAACTGATGTCGGTCTAAATGCAGACATTTCTTACACTTCTGGCTCTACCAAAACTGGTATGTCAGCAGTAGAAGTATCTGCTACTACGGCTGCTACATCTGCACAGCTAAGAATCATGGGATTCTCTGGCGATCCAAGTAATAACGAACTTGGTTCTGCTAATGTGAATGCTATTGTTACAATTAATGAACACTTCTATCGAGACAAAACTGGAGTTTAATAATGGCAATTAATAGAGCGCAACTAGCGAAAGAATTAGAGCCTGGTTTAAATGCATTGTTCGGTATGGAGTATTCAAGGTACGAGGCTGAACATGCAGAAATTTTCGATACAGAAACTTCTGATAGAGCTTTTGAAGAAGAAACTTTAATCGTGGGCTTTGGTAATGCCGAAGTAAAAGCTGAAGGAGCAGGTGTCAGATTTGATACTGCTAACGAAGGTTATACTTCTAGGTATACTCACGAAACAGTTGCTTTAGCATTTGCTTTAACTGAAGAGGCTGTTGAGGATAACTTGTATGACAGACTTGGAGCTAGATACACTAAAGCTTTAGCAAGATCTATGGCAAACACTAAGCAAATCAAAGCTGCTGCTGTTTTAAACAATGCGTTTAGTACAGCAGGTGGTGATGGTAAAGCTTTAGTTGCTACTGATCACCCGCTAGGCGGAGGTGGTACACTCGCAAATCGTGCAACCACTA